AGCTGCTCCTACAAACTCTTCTGGATCCACTTCAGGCGCTGCAGGTTTCTCTGCAGGTGCTACAGCAACTGGTCCTGTTGCAGGTTTCGACCCAGTTCTAATCTCATTGATTAGACGTTCAATGCCTAAGCTTATTGCTTATGACATTGCTGGTGTTCAACCTATGACTGGTCCTACTGGTCTGATCTTCGCAATGAGATCTAGATACGGTACTAACAGAGCATCTGGTTCTGAAGCGTTCTTCAACGAATCAGATTCACAGTTCTCTGGAACTGACGCAGCACAGACTTCTGGTTTCGGATCACAAGGATCTGCACAAGCAGGTTCAAACCCAGTTCTTATTAACGACTCTGGTACATATACCAACGGTACAGGAATGAGAACCGATGAGTCAGAGACTCTAGGTACTGGTTCTAATGCCTTCGCTGAAATGAACTTCAGCATTGAGAAAGTTACTGTGACTGCGAAGTCCAGAGCACTCAAGGCAGAGTACAGTTTGGAACTTGCTCAAGATCTTAAGGCAGTTCACGGATTGGACGCTGAATCTGAGTTGGCAAACATCTTGTCTACTGAGGTTCTTGCTGAAATCAACCGTGAAGTTGTTCGTACTGTGTACAAGGTTGCAAGACCTGGTTCTCAGTCAAACACTGCAACTGCTGGTGTATTCGATCTTGACGTTGACTCCAACGGTAGATGGTCTGTAGAGAAGTTCAAAGGTCTTCTTTTCAACATCGAAAGAGATATGAACGCGATTGGTCACGAGACTAGACGCGGGAAGGGTAACATCTTGATCTGTTCTGCTGACGTTGCATCTGCATTGTCAATGGCAGGCGTTCTTGATTATACTCCTGCTCTTGCTGGCAACAGTGGACTACTTCCTGACGACAATAGCAGCACTCTTGCTGGTACGTTGAACGGTAGAATCAAGGTTTATGTTGACCCATATTCTGCAAACGTAAGTGACAGACACTTCTACGTTGCTGGATACAAAGGTAGTTCTGCATATGATGCTGGACTGTTCTACTGCCCATACGTTCCTCTTCAGATGGTTCGTGCGGTTGGTCAGGACACCTTCCAACCAAAAATTGGATTTAAGACAAGATACGGTCTTGTTGCAAACCCATTTGCTGAAGGTACAACTCAAGGTAGCGGTGCTCTTACTGCTAACGCTAACCGTTACTACAGACGTAGTTTGGTTGACAACCTTATGTAAGCGATCGCTTATATTTGTTTACTCAAAGGACCCTACGGGGTCCTTTTTTTTGTGTCCACACCTAAATATATCAGTACGAGTAAGAACAATGTCTAGGAACTTCGTCACTAAAGAAGACATAAATGTCCGAGTTCTAAAACTAAAAACTGAAATTATCGATAAGAAGTATAAAGAGGAATCGGAAGAATGGGAGGAGGGTGCACATTTTATGCTCAATAGTGTTATCGATATACTGCAAGAGTATCGTGGATAAATAGAATTGGCGGAACCCAATCATTTAGATAATGTCTTTTCAAACGCAAATAAGCAATAGGAATTTCCTCAGTCCAGGTGGGTTTCGCTTCACTCTGGCAAAGTATCCTAAGGTCGCATACTTCGCACAGATGGCAAACGTACCAAACATCTCTATGAGTTTGGTTGAGCAACCTACACCATTCAGAAGCACCTACCTTGAAGGTACTCTCGACTATGGTCGTTTCAATCTACAGTTTCTTGGAGATGAAAGTATGGAGAACTATTTGATCCTCCATAACTGGATGCGTGGTCTAGCAGTTCCAGAGAGGTTCGAAGAACGTCAGCAGATGATCGACGCAACTCCTGAGAACAACGTCAAAGGTTTAGGTGATGATCTTATCTTTGCTGACGGTACACTGACTATCCTCAACTCTAACTTCCAACCTCTATACAATGTCGTCTTCACGAACTTGAAACCAGTGGAACTTAGTACACTAGAGTTTGACGGTACACTTAGTGACCAAGAATATTTCCAATCAATCGTATCATTCGATTACCTATCATACGAGATCCAAGCAATCGACGGTGGTAGAAAGAAAAATTTATCTTAATTTATGGCATTACTTGAAGAGTTGCAGGAGTCCTGGTCTAAGGACTCTATTTTTAATGAAGCAGATTTGGGCAACGAGTCCTTGCAAATAGCAAGTTTACATCAGAAGTACCACATCTATTACAACAAATACAAATTAATTCTTGAGGATGAGAAATGTAAACTCAAGAGATGTTACCGTGAGAAGTGGTTATGGTATAGCGGAAAGAAAACAGACGAGAACAATCAAGTCTTTGATCTCAAAGTGCTTAAGGGTGATCTAAGTACCTTCCTAGATTCTGATGAAGATATTCAGAAGCAAGGTTTGAGAGTAACTTATTTCGAAACTTGTATAAATTATATTGAGAACATCTTAAAGATGATCAACAATCGTGGATTCCAAGTGAAGAACGCGATTGATGCAAAGCGGTTTGAATTCCCTATCTAATGGTTACCATTGAAAAGAAGAATGAAGTTTCTCTAAGGATCGGTGCTGAGTTATCTCAGCATAGAGAGTTAAGTGATTACTTTACATTTGCAGTACCAGAAGCAAAATTTCTGAAACAACAGAAACGCTACAAGTATTGGGATGGATTGATCAGACTGTATTCTCCTGGGACAGGTGAACTACCTGTGGGGTTGTTTCATTATCTTGAGGAATGGTTACAGAAAAAGGAATATGAATATACAATAGTAGACAACAAATACTCAGGTACCCCTGGTGAAGAAAACACACTTATCACACCCGAGGCAGTTAATGGTTTTGTTCGATCTCTGGGTACTCCTTTCAAGGCGAGAGATTACCAACTCCAAAGCATTTATTCAGCACTTCGGCACAACCGTAGATTATTACTCTCTCCCACTGGATCTGGGAAATCATTCATAATCTACTGCCTTCTCAGATGGCACCTACAATATAATAGAGAGATCTTGATTATTGTACCTACAACCTCTTTGGTTGAACAACTTTACAAGGACATTGAACAATATGGATTCTACGCTCGAAACACAATACACAAAATCTACGGGGGAAGAGACCGTTATGACAGGAGTCCTGTCGTCATTTCTACGTGGCAATCTATCTACAAGGAGTCTAAGGATTACTTTAATAGGTTTGATGTTGTTATCGGCGATGAAGCGCACCAGTACAAAGCGAAGTCGCTGACAGGTATTCTTAATAAGTGCCACAATGCCAAGTACAGATATGGTCTGACTGGTACGTTGGATGGTATGCAATGCCATCAACTTCAACTGGAAGGTCTGTTCGGTAAAGTTAATAATGCTATACGCACAAAAGATTTGCAGAAGAAAGGACATCTGACTGAACTCAAGATTAATGTACTGCTGTGTAAACACGATTATATTGGTTTCGATTCTTACTTTGATGAAATAGATTATATCATATCCCACGAGAAAAGGAATAATATTATTACTGGTCTTGCTAGAGACTTGGTTGGTAACACTCTAATTCTATTCAACTACGTGGAGAAGCACGGAGAACCTCTTTACGAAATGATAAATAGTAAAGCAGGGGATAAACATATATTTTTTATCCACGGCAAAGTTCCCACTGAGGAACGAGAAGAGGCACGCCAGATCTGTGAGGACACGGACAATGCAATTATTCTTGCATCGTATGGGACGTTCTCAACTGGTATCAATATAAAAAACTTACACAATGTGATATTTGCTTCCCCATCCAAGTCTAAGATTCGCAATCTCCAGTCTATTGGTAGGGCACTACGGAAGCACGACTCAAAGAGTCAGGCAACACTATATGATTTTGCCGATGATATTAGCAATGGTTTTCGTATGAATGCAACGTTGAACCATTTAGTTGAACGCATCCGTCAGTACAAGGATGAAAAGTTTGAATACTCAATTACTAAAATCAAATTAGGAAACTAGTATGTCTCTAAATTACATCAAACCCGACGAAGAATTCTACGGATGTATTAAACTTACATCTGGAGAGGAACTTCTTGGCAGAGTTGTTGTAGTAGAAGAGCATAAAGGTTTCTATTGTGCATTCATTCAAGACCCTGGCAAAGTGCACAGCACTGAGAAGATGATTGAAGATAAGAGAGCAGTAGCAGTAGGACTCAAGAGGTGGATGGTCTTCTCTGATGAAGACTTCTTTATTATTCCTGAAGAGAGGATTATTACGATCGCGCCGATGTCGTCGGACGCGGTTCTGATGTACAAATTCTTTTGTAAACAAGAGTTCAAAAAACATCCCGATGATGTCCCTGATTCGAGTATTGAACTGACTCAGGAAATGGGTCTCATCGGTGAAGTAGAAAAGATGAGAAAGAAATTAGAACAACTGTTTAACGGTAATAGCTAAGAGCTTATCCTTTGCAACCCCGACAGTGTTGATCATAATTGTTTTAGAGAAGGATGTCAAGGGCATCAATAACCATTGACCAGATCCCAGTTCTCTGCTACAATTACATTATGAAGTAACCAACACAATGGCGTTAATGGCAGCACGGCGAACCAAAAACCAGCACTATGTAGATAACCAGAAATTTCTTGCTGCTATCGTTAAATACAGAGACCTGGTGGAAATTTCTAAAATCAAATCTAAACCCAAACCTAGAATTGATGAGTACATTGGAGAGTGCTTCCTAAAGATTGCTACTCACCTTTCATATAGACCAAACTTTATTAACTATATGTACAAGGAGGATATGATCTCAGATGGTATCGAGAATTGTGTTCAGTATATTGACAACTTTGATCCTGCTAAAAGCAGGAATCCTTTTGCATATTTTACTCAAATCGTTTACTATGCATTCTTAAGAAGGATTGCTAAAGAGAAAAGACAGATGGATATTAAAGATAAAATTATTGAGAAGAGTGGATTCGATCAAGTATTCCATTCTGATGGAGACGGAGATACTGCACAACTTAATAGTATCAAGTCTCGTATTGAAATGAACAATCGTTACTAATGTTAATCGAACAACTTGCAACTGTCATTCGCTTAGCGATTGAAGGGTTGGATGCTGAACGAGTTGAATGTGATCAAGAAGAAATAGTTAATGGTAATCTTATCATAAAAAATGAGATATACAAATGCGAAGGTCTTCGTAAGTTACACCTC